GATAAAGTGCGCATAGAAACATATTCCAATGGAACAAAAACCACAACACTTATGTTTCCAAATTTTCATGATAGAAGGGAGGTACAAGCTAATGGCGCAACCAATGCCGAAACCAGAAAATCAAGCTAAATGGTTGGAAGTCATTCAACTCTTTGCAGCTGGCGGCTATTCACAAAAAGAAATGGCAGAAAAGGTTGGTATTTCTGAAAGCCAAATATACAGATGGAAACAGACAAAAGAGTTTCAAGAGGCATTACGATTGGAATTAAAAAATAAAATTGCTGATTATGTAGGAATGGCAATTAAAAACATTGCTACTCTTGCCGTAACAGCTGAAAGTGAAACAGTTCGTTTAAATGCCAATAAGGAATTACTAGAAAAATATGGTGTAACATCCAAACAAGAGATAGATATTAATGCTTCGCATGAAATCGTCATAGATATTATTGGTGGTGAGGAAGATGCTGAATCTGAAGATTAATAAACGTATCTTCAATGATGTTTACTTTCCTTATCTTTATGATTACTCACACAGGTTCTTAGTACTTTATGGCAGCGCTGGCTCTGGTAAAAGTATTTTCGCAGTACAGAGGATGATAATAAAGGCACTAAAGGGAAAGCGCAAAATACTGTTCATTCGTAAGGTTGCAGCAACGCTAAAAGACTCCATCTTCAATGAGGTAATAAATATACTAACGCAATTCCAATTGATTAGTATGTGCAAGATAAATAATACCAATTACACAATTGAGCTACCAAATGGCTCAATTTTTTTATTTAAGGGATTGGATAATTCAGAAAAAATAAAAAGTATTGCTGGTATTACTGACATAGTAATTGAAGAAGCTACAGAGCTTACAGAGGATGATTTTACGCAGCTTAACTTACGTTTACGTAGTGCCGCAGTATCAGAACAAGAAATAGTGATGATGTTTAACCCTATTAGCAAAGCCAATTGGTGTTATAAACATTGGTTCTTAAATAAACCAGATAATGCTTTGGTTATAAAAACCACATACAAAGATAATAAGTTCTTGCCGCAAGAATACATTGATAGCTTGCTTGACTTAGCAAGGCGCAATGAATCATATTACAAGATTTACGCACTTGGGGATTTTGCCACACTAGACAAATTGATTTTCCAAAACTTCCAAATACAAAACATAAAGGAACAATTGCTCAACAAGAAAAAGGTTGTTGGTGTTGACTTTGGCTATAGCAATGACCCAACAACAGGCATTGAAGTGTATTACGACAAAGAAAGCAAAACAATTTATATAACAGATGAATTCTATGGCAAAGGAATGTTAACCAAGCAGATTGCGGACACAATCACAGAAAAAGGATTTAACAATTACATGATAACAGCAGATTGCGCAGACCCGCGCTTGATTGCTGAATTGCGGAATATGCACATAAACATTCAAGCTGCTAAAAAAGGCAAAGATAGCATTCTTCACGGCATTGCATGGCTACAAGCAAACACAATCATTATTGATAGCAGCTGCGCGCATACCATAGAGGAATTTCAAAATTACACATGGGAAAAAGATAAATCCACCAATGAGTATTACAACACACCTATTGATGGCTGGAATCACTGTATAGACGCTTTACGTTATGCAGTTGAGCAATACAGTACTGGCAGCAGCGTAAGAGCCTTTAACAAGGCTGCATTAGGTATATAGAGGAGATAAACAACTAATGAATGATATTTTTCGTACAACAAATGAAGAAGTGAATTTAGCGGAAGCACTGGACTTCATTCATAAACACCAATCAACAGTTCTTCCGCGCCTAAACTACTTAAAAAACTATTACGATGGAAAGCACGATATTTTAAACAGAACTTTTTCCGATACCACAAAGCCAAACAACAAAATAGTAAATAACTTCCCAAGCTTCATAGTTGATACAACAGCTGGCTACTTTATGGGAACTCCTGTTTCATATTCACATGAAGATGCTAAAGCACTTGACGCGATCGCGCCAATACTTAATTACAATGACGAAGCAGACATGAACGCACAACACGCTGAAAACATGGGAATATATGGTTCTTCTTATGAATTACTCTACATTGATAAAGAAGCACCAATAAATATACGTTTTGCGGCAATATCCCCAAAAGAAATGTTTATTGTTTATGATTACTCAATTTCCTTTTCTCCTGTTTATGCTATTCGCTATTACCAAGATACAACAATAACAGGCATATGCAATAAGTTTTATGTAGAAATATATACCAAGAACCGCATATCTAACTATAACCTCATTGGTAGTGAATGGGAATTAACCAGTGAAGTAGAGCACTTCTTCAATGATGTACCTGTAATAGAGTTTTTCAATAATACTGATAGATTTGGTGATTATGAAAAGGTTCTTACCTTGATTGACCAGTACAACCAATTGGAAAGTGATAGCGCCAATGACTTTGAATATTTCAGTGATGCTTACTTATTCATTAAAGGCGCGAATATTGATGAAGATACAGCAGTAAACATGAAGCAAGATAAAATAATCAATATTACTGATGCAAATGCCGCAGCCGAATTCTTAACCAAGGACATACAGGATGCAGCACTGGAAAATCTTAAAAATAGAATTGTAAATGATATACATAAATTCTCATTTGTTCCTAACCTCACAGATGAATCATTCAGCGGCAATCTTTCTGGTGTAGCAATCAAGTATAAGCTAATTGGTTTAGAAAACATTGCGGCCAAAAAGGAACGCAGATTCAAGAAAGCACTCCAACGCAGATTGGAACTTATATTCCAAATGCTTTATGTAAAAGGTATTTCAAACAATATCAATTACTATGATGTAACCATTAACTTCAAGAGAACCATACCAGCAAATGAACTTGAACAAGCAGAAAAAGTTAGAGATTTGGTAGGTACTGTTAGCACTCAAACCCTATTAGGCCAATTGGATTTTATTGAAGATGTTAATAAGGAAATGGAACTTTTGGCCGCAGAGCAAGCAAAGGATAATTCTTTTGATAAGGCTTTTGAGGTGAATGACAATGGCGCTATCGAATCGTAAATACTGGAACAAAAGGCTTAAAACTAGATTCCGCGCTGTAGATGACTTAGAAACCGAACTTTCACGCTATTATGCAACAGCATATGAAGCAATTTATAAGGATTACACCAATTTACTTAAACCCTATACAAATGGAAAAGAAATTGATTTTCGTAAACTTAAATTGGATTTGGAAAGCAAGGTTTCTAATAATTATGCGCTCAATAGGCAGCGTGCACTTCTTTCTAAAATAGAAACTCTATTCAATGACATTGGCGCAACTGAAGTATCCAGTATGGAAGCTGTTCTAATGAATAATTATAGAACAAATTACTATGAAACACTCTTTACTCTGGAAAAAGAATTAGGAAAACAAGTTAACTTCTCTCTCCTCTCACCTGCTCGATTGCGTCAAGTAATTAAAACCAAGTGGAGCGCAGACGGAGTAGAGTTTTCCAGTAGAATCTGGAAAGATAAAGTGCTTCTTAACCAAGAATTACGCAAGCTCATTACAGAAAGCATCTCTACAGGCCGCAGTCCTCTCTCTACGGCTGTTCTATTGAAGAACGCTACAAACAACACTCTCTATTGTTCAAAGCGAATTATACGCACTGAAACAATGGCAATAATCACAGAGAGTGATGCCGCAGCCTATGAGGAACTTGGAATTGCCAAATATGAGATTGTTGCAGCCTTTGATAGTAGAACAAGTAAAGTGTGCCAACGTCAAGATGGCAAGGTTCATTTGCTCTCAAAATTGAAGATTGGTACTAATGCTCCTCCCTTCCATCCCAATTGCCGCACAGTAACAATTCCAGTTGTTGAAGATACAACTCCTATTCGTTATGCAAAGGATGCCAACGGTAAAGGAATCAAGATACCAAGAAACATGACATATAAACAATTCAAAGAAAAACACCTTATACCACAAGAAAATTAACACTAAATTTTTGTAGCGATTATAGATGATTTCTACATATAAAGCGAAGCAAATAAATATAACCACAGGGAGCAATGCTAACTGAATGGGGATAATTTTGGAGGATATAAACATGGATGACAATACAAACTTAACCAATTCTGGGACTGAACAAGTAACAGATGGGGAAGCAATCACAATGACAAAAGCTGAATTGGATACAAAGATTCAAGCTGAAACAGACAAAAGAGTTACTGCTGCGCTTAAAACAGCAAAAACCAAATGGGATAGTGAAGTTGGAGCAAAGCTTGATGGACATTTCAAGGAATACGAACGCAAAGCTCAAATGACACCAGAACAACTTAAACAGCTTGATTTGGATGAAAAATTCAAATTGCTTGATAACAAAGAAAAAGAATATGCACGCATGACAAAAGAAATGGAAATCAGCAAGAAACTTGGCGAAAAGAAACTAAGCACCATTCTTACAAAATTTGTTTATGCGGATGATATGGATGTAGTAGAACAAAACATTGCCACATTAGAACAATTGGTAATGGGAATGGTTAATGAGGAAGTAGAAAAAAGAATTTCTTCAAGCAAACCAAAAGCAATTACTACAACTGGTTTAACGAAAGAAGCTTTCCAGAAGATGACTATTGAAAAGCAAACGGAAGTCTACAAACAAAACCCAACACTATATAAACAATTAGTGGGTTAAACAACCCATAAGGAGATTTAAATATTATGGCAAATACGCCTTATGAGAACATTGTTCTCTCAAACAAAATTACAAGTATTTTAAATACTAAGCTCAACACAAAACCTCTCATGACAATTGATTCTGATTTAACAGTATCAGCTGGCATGACTAAAACTATTAATGTCTACACATACACAGGTACAGTTGAAGAATTGGCAGAAGGCGCTGGTAATACAGTTACTGGTACTGCTGACTATGTTGATACTGATTACACTGTAAAAACAAGCCAGCAAAAGGCTTCTTACACTGATGAAAAAATTATGAAAGACCCAACTTTTATTGACACCATCATCAAAGGTATGGCTGACAAAATGGTAAATAAAATTAACGCTGATTATTTTGCAGAATTGGCTAAAGTTACTCTTGGTGTTACTTACGCTAAAGATGGCGCTATCTCTTATAACACAGTAGTTGACGCTGTTGCAAAGATGGAATTTGAAGATGAAAGCGGTTTATTCCTTATCATCAATTCTGGTATGCTTGCCGACTTGAGAAAAGATACCTTGTTTGTATCGGCTAAACTTGGCGAAATCCTTTTCAAAGGACAAATTGCAACTATTTGTGGTATGCCTGTAATTCTTTCTAATCTTTGTCCTGCTGGTGTTTCATATGTTGCACACAAAGACGCAGTTACTCTCTTCATTAAGAAAGATGTAACTGTTGCTGATGAAAGAGATGAAGATACTAGAACTAATTTTGCATTTGCAAGAATGGTAAACCTTATTGCTCTTACTGATGCAACCAAAGTAGTCAAAATCACAGAAGCTTTGGCTTAATTATTAGCAGGAGGTTGAGTCAATGAACACAGAATTATTAGCTAAAGTAAAACTTATGCTCTCTATTGCTGATACATCAAAAGATTCCTTATTTGATTCTTTTATTGATGATGCAAAAGAGGAAGTAGTAAATTATTGTGGCTTAACTGAATACAATACAAAGTTCAACTCAACTGTTGTAAAAATGGTTTTACATAATTATACAAAGCTTAATACCCAAGGCATTAGTTCCCAATCATACAGTGGAGTAACCGAAAATTATATTGACGGTTACTCCATTGATATTCTTTCTGTTCTTAATGCGAATAGGAGAGTGAAGTTTATATGATTATGTATAACATGAAACCATTTTCGGTTAAAGCAAGAAATACTGGAGTAGATAGCTATGGACAAGCGCTAAACACTTTTACCGCAGTTAAAACAGTTGATATTAGTGTTTTGTTATTAAGTCAAGCAGTAAATGTATCAACTCCTCTTTTTGAGGATAGTACGCATATTGGCCTTACATTTGATAAAACACTAACCGATAACATGACAATTACTAACGGTTCTATAACCTATCTCATACAACTTGTTAATCCATATGGAAGGATGGCGCAACTTACTTTACAAGAGGTGAAGTAACATGGCCGAAAAAGTTATTGGCGCAGCGTCATTACAAAGTAAATTATCTGCACTCACTCAAAACAAGGGAATTATAGAAGGATTAAACAAGGCAGTAGCAAGAGTTGAAGCATCTGCACGACTTAACGCACCAGTTGATGATGGTGCGTTGCGCGCTTCCATCACACATGAAGTTGATGTTGCGGCCTTGCAAGGTTCTGTTGGAACTCCTCTATCCTATGCGCCTTATGTTGAGTTTGGTACTGGTATTTTTGCAAAAGATGATACAGGTAGAAAAGAGCCGTGGACTTATAAAGACGAAGAAGGAAACTGGCACACTACAGCAGGACAGCAACCGCAACCCTTTCTTTATTCTTCTCTTGTTTCCAATAAGAAAAAGATAATTAGCGACATTCAGCAAGGAATCAAAGAGGATTTAAGAGGTAAATAAATATGATTGATGTAAGCAAAACGCTGGTGACTGAACTAAGCAAATGCGGTTTACCAGTTTATTATGAGCTGTTTGTTAACAGCAATACAACAGTTCCATGTATCACCTACATTGAGCAAAACAATAGCGATTTAGCTAATGGAGATACCATAAGTTACTCAAATATAGCTTTTCAAGTAAAAGTTTGGAGTAAACAAGTATCTGATTTCTATACCTATGGCGCGCTTATAGATGCCGCAATGAAGGATATGGGATACACAAGAACATTTGCAAACCCGCTATTCATCAACAACCTTGGCCAATTCATATTGAGATATGAAGCCATTGGTTATGAAAAATAATTTTCGGAGGAAATATTAATATGGCAACAGGACTTTTAAGTGAAGGTATTACCCTTTCTTATAAAAAAGCAACAGTTCTTACAACTCTCCCTGACTTACAAGAAATTCCAGAGTTAGGTGGAACAAAAGAAAAAGTTGAAGTAACAACTTTGAATGATACCTCAAAAAGATATATCAATGGAATTAAGGATTATGGAGATTTAGCCTTTAAATTCTTATACGATAATTCAGCAGCTACAAGCTCATATAGAGTACTTGCAGGACTTGAAACATCAAATGCATTAACAGAATTTGAAGTTGCTTTTCCAGATGGAACTAAATTTGCTTTTAGTGGTTACGTAGCAGTTAAAGTTGGTAGTGCCGCAGTTAATGCGCCATTAACATTCACAGCTACAATTACCTTAAATACTGCAATCACAGTTACTAATCCAGCAGCAGGCTAAATAAATTGTGGGGAGGTTTATCCTCCCCATTTCATTTTGGAGGAATAAATAATGTTATATACAGAAATTACCATTGGCGGTAATGATTACAAATTAAGACTTGATGCGCGCAATTGCGTAGCAGTAGAGAAAAAAATAGGAAAAAACCCATTAGCAATATTATTTGCTATGAACAATGGCGAATTACCAAAGGTTGGTGAAGTTATCGCTATCCTTCAAGGTTCATTACAAAAATATCACAAAGATATTAATGAAGAAAAAACATTTGATTTATATGAACAAATGTTGGCTGAAGGAAAAGATTATACATCTATCATTGGTTTAATTACTGAAGTCTTTCAATGCAGCGGCCTTGTGCCAAAAATAGCAGATGAGAGTGTAGAAATAAAAAACTAGATAGCGGTACTTCTACTGAATCTTCATCACAAACAATGGAAGAATTATTTGATATGCTTCTTCCCATTTGTTTAGAGTGCGGTGTTAACATATTCGATTTTTGGGAACTCACCTATGGAGAAATAATTCTCGTAGTAAATAATTACAAGCAAAAGGAAAAGGCAAGAATTCAAGAAACCGCATATTTTAATTATGCTCTTGCCAATCTTATAGGTATTTCTGTTGCACGACTTATAGATAAAAATGCTGTATATCCTTCTATTCACGAAGTATTCCCAAACATATTTGTTGATGCTGCGGTAAAACCACAACAACAAGATTGGAGAATAGCTAAAGACAGAATGATGAAGTTCACAACAGCACATAACAAAAAAAGAGGTGAAGAAGAACCATGACAGTAGAAGAACTAAAGGTTATTGTTACCGCGCAAACTCAAAGTTTTAATAAAGAAATAGACAATGTAAATAAAAAGATAAGTGGTTTGGAAACCATAACAAATAAATCATCTTCGGCTATGAGTGATGCTTTTAGCAAGGTTAAAATGATTGTTGTTGCAGTAGCAGCAGCATTGCTTACTGCTGGAGTAAACGCTGTTAAAGCAGCTGCTGATATGGAAACAACCACAGTGGCTTTTGAAGTCATGCTAGGCAGCGCAGAAAAGGCAACAAAGCTATTATCTCAACTTAAATCATTTGCCGCTTCTACTCCATTTGAATTAACAGAAGTTCTAAGTGCTTCAAAGGCTTTATTAGCTTTTGGAATCGATGCAAGTAAAATTGAAAGCACACTTAGAAGCTTAGGAGATATTGCAGCTGGTGTAGGTATGCCGCTAAAGGATTTGGCAGAGATATATGGAAAATCAAAAACACAAGGAACGCTATACAGTGAAGATATTAACCAATTGACAGGTAGAGGAATTCCAGTTATTAAGGCTTTAGCCGAAGTGCTTGGAGTTACTGAAGATAAAGTAAAGAAATTTGCAAGCGAAGGAAAAATAGGCTTCGCGCAATTGGAGCAAGCATTCACCAATTTAACCGCAGACGGTTCACAGTTTGGCGGCTTGATGGAAAAGCAAAGTACAACATTAAATGGCTTGTGGAGCAACATGAATGATGGTTTAGGCCAAGCGGCAGTTGCTTTTGGAGATGTAATCATTCAAGCTTCTGGTTTAAAGGCTTGGATTTCTACTATTACTGGGGGAATAAATAAACTTACACAAAGCATAACTAACATTGGCGAAAATGGTATTAGGAGCTTATCAAGTACATTTAAAGCAGTTCTATTAACTGCTGGACTTGCACTCACAATAAAAGTTCTTTCTCTTTCATCAATTATAAAAGGTATTATGAAAGCAATGTTTGGTTATTTACGAACAGATATTGTAGATTTAGGTGCGACACTGAAATTCTCATTCACTTCAAACTTTTCATTTGCATGGATGGCTATTAAACAGAAAGCAGCAGCACTATTCACTTGGATGAAAATGAACCTTGCAACAGCACTTGCGCCATTGGTGCTTATGGCTGGAATAAAAGTATTTAATGATTATGCAGATGCCGCAGCAAGAAACAGTCCAGAGCAATTGAAATCAGCTAGTACTGTAGCAAAGAATAAAACAAAGATTGCTGAATTAAATACTGAATTGACAAAACTTACTCAAACAACAAACGATGTTGGAGCTGCAACTTCAAAAATGCTTATGGGATTCGATGAAATTAACAGTATGGATTCAAGTGGTGGTGGAAGCATCATTAATGTAGATCCAAATGTTCAAAAAAGAATTCAAGAGATTCAAGATGAAATTGAAAGTTTAAATGCAGAAATTGAAGTTAATCTTGTAGTACCAGAAAAACATAGCATATTAGATTTGATATTTGGAGATAATTACCAAAGAGGTTTGGATGCTATCTTCAAGGAAAACGGCAAAACTGCATGGCAAAACTTCGGTGACGGATTTGTTCAAATGTTTGCTGGTGGATTTAATTGGTGGGGTAAATTATTTGAAAGCTGGGGAGTTGCTATCGGTAAATGGTTTACACAAGCTACTATTGATATTGGCAATTGGTTTAAGCAATTAGGGAACTCTATAGGCGGTTGGTTTAACCAAGCTTTTATAGATATAGGGAAAGTATTTACTCCAATCGGAAATATTATTTCTGATTTCTTTTCTAAAGGATGGGAAGGAGCAAAAGGAGTTATAAATAGCGTTATTAAACCTCTCAACGATTTGATAACTGGCTTCAATTCAATCTTTAAAACAAAAATACCTTCTATACCCACAATATATATTGCTCCTAAAGTAAATCCATATACTGGAGAAAGAAGTAACGGCGGCGGTTCATGGGAAACTGGAGGTATTTTTACTCGTAGAGTAGATGGTGCAACAATTGGTGAACATGGTGTTGAAGCTGTTCTTCCATTGGAAAACAATACAAGTTGGATGGATATTTTAGCAACAAGAATTAATGGTTCTAATAATAATGATAGACCAGTAGAAATAACATTACAATTTGGTTCAACTTCATTTGGTAAAGTAGTTATTGATTCTATAAACCAATTGCAAAAGCAAGAAGGCCGAATCCTTATAAAAACCTAATCACAATTCAAATAATAAAGAATCATAGTTCCCCAACATCAAAAGTGTTGGGGAATTTTTTATAGGAGGAATATCAATGTTAATAATTGATAGCGTTACTGTTGTAACACCAAAATCATTTCAAGTAGATATTTCAGATTTAGATGGAGCTACAACAAGAAATGCAAAAGGTACATTAATCAGATACAGAATTGCAATTAAACGCAAACTTATTTGTGAATGGCCTCCATTGACACAAACACAATGTGCGGCTTTGCTTGGCGCAGTTTCCAAAATATTTTTCACTGTTCAATATCCTGACCCAATACTTGGAACAACAACAAAAACTTTTTATGTAGGTGATAGAAGCATTCCAATGCTTACTAATGCAGATACAACACCTATGTGGGAAGGGGTTAAGCTCGATTTAATTGAACAATAACAGGAGGAAACATAATGTATAACGTATCCTCAACTTTTAAAACAAAAATACTTGAACCATCACCAATGATAATAGGTAAAGTAGAAATTGGAACATACACAATATATGATGAGGACATAGTAAGTTTTTCAATTGAATCATATTTTTCAAATGATGGAATTCCTTCAATTGGTGGAGTTGTTTCAAGTAAGCTTATTCTCTCATTACTGAAAACAGCCAACATTCCAGCAATATTGACAACTCAAACAGTGAAACCATATGTGGCACTTGAAGTTTCCGCAGGAACTTTTGAGTATGTTCCTTTAGGAGTATTCAATGTTAATGCGGATGATGTTAAAAAGACAGAACAAACAATAACAATTGAATGCCTAGATAAATTTTCATTTTATGAAGATATGGTTTACACCAGCGCGCTTACTTATCCAAGTACAGTTGCCGCAGTAAGAAGTGAAATGGCAGCAACCTTTGGTATTACATTTGCAACACAAGATGCTTCTCTATTTGCTCCTGTTGTTTCAGTGAAACCAGAAGGAACAGTTAGACAAGTAATAAGTGATATTGCCGAATTGCTAACAAGAAATGCGATAATTAACAGAAATGGATTAATTGAATTCAAAACATTAACCGCCTCTGGTTTTGCTCTTTCAGCATATAATTATTCTGATTTTGAACTCACAGCAGATAATACTGTTTCTATTACTAACCTCATTATTGCAGAAAATGGTGATATACCAGCAATTAATGTTGGAACATCTACAGGTTATAGTTTAAGTTTTACAAATTCGAATATTACAAATTCAACTCAACTTGAAGCTGTATTTAATAGATTATATCCTCTCACCTATCAACCTTATACTCTTTCTTTGCAAGGTATGCCGCACTTAGATGTTGGTGATACTTTTACATTGACTGATGCAAATGATATAGTAAGAACGCTTATTATTGCTTCTCATAAATTAACATACAATGGCGGCTTATTAAGTGAATTTTCAGCAAGCGCGCCTTCTTCAAGTACTGTTTCATCTGGCAGCACTGGAACAACTGCTATAACTCAATCACTCAATAAAATAAAAGCTAATGTAATGGAAATTGATACGCTACTTGCTGGCAATATTACAGCTGATAATATTTCGGCTAATTCAATTACAGCAACCCAATTGGCAGTTGGAGCAATTACAGCAGGTAAAGCAATTATTGCTGATGCAGCCATTAAAACAGCACAAATTCAAGACGCAGCTATTACCACACTCAAAGTAGCAGATGCTGCCATTACCAATGCAAAGATAGATAGAGCCAGTGTTAGTAAACTTGTTGTAACAGATGCTGATATAGCTAATGCCAGTATCAATGGCGCAAAGATAACCAGTGCCACAATTGGTACAGCTCAGATAGCTACAGGAGCCATAACCAATGCCTTACTTGGAACGGCTGCTGTTGATACAGCTCAGATTAAGGACGGTTCTATTACAGATGCAAAGATTGTAGGACTAACCGCAAATAAGATTACGGCTGGAACAATTGATGCTGGAATAATTACTGTTACAAATTTGAATGCTGCAAATATAACTGTTGGAACAATTAATGGAGTTCAAATATCAGCTGGAACAATTACATCTACAAATTTATCTACTGCTGTTAATACTTCTATAACTAATGCTCAAACTACTGCTGATATAGCAAAGGCGTATACTGATGCATTAGCCGTTGATAGTATAATAATGCCAAATGAAAAAATATTCTTAAAGCCAAAATGGGATTTAATCATACAAGAAGCAATGCCATCACTTACTAATATTCTTGTTAATAGTGATTTTAATAATGGAACTACTAGTTGGACACCTGTAAATTCCACTTTAATGGCTTCTAATAATACATTATCTGCTACTGGAACTGGAACTAACTTAAATGTAAGAGTAAATCAAGTATCTACTGTTATTGGTATTGCAAACGAATCGTATTTTATTAAAGTCAGATTTAGAACTAGAAAAAGTGGTGCTACAATTCTAAGAATATTTTTTATATCAACAAGTACAATTAGAGGATATTTTACTATTGATGCTCCAATAGTAGATACTTGGTATGAAGTTTCTGGAATATTAAACATACCTTCAAATGCTATTTCTGGTGCAATTACCATTGGAATAAGTAATAATTTTCCTACTGCGGCAGAAGCAATTGGAGCTGTAATGGAAGTACAGTATCCAGTATGTATTAATCTAAATTCTACTTTTGGAACAAATGTTCAACTTGCAGAGACTATTAATTCGGCAATATCTACACTTCCAAACAAATGGTTTGATGGTACTAAAATTATAGGAACTATTACACAACAGGCTAATTTATTTGGGGTTTCTAGTACAAATTATGTAAATTCATTTATAAATTTATCAACATATTTATCAACAAAAATTGTAGATACAACAACTTCAACAACTGGAATAGTTAGAAATGATTGGAATACTGTTTGGAATAATTATTATGCCGAAAGAACAAATATTTTAAATAGTATTTCGGAAAAAAGTAAGATTATAGGAGAAACCGCTCAAACAACAGCAGATGGAAAGAATACAGTATATTATAATGCTACCATTCCTTCTGGTGGAACATATAAGATTAACGATACTTGGTTTGACTCTGATGATGGTAATAAAATCTATAAATGGAATGGGACAGCATGGGAAGCAACTCAGTTTGGAACAAGTGCCATATCTAATCTATCAATAACAAACGCATTAATTGCGGATGCAACTATTCAAAATACTAAGATAGCAAATTTAGATGCCGCAAAGATTACTACTGGATATTTGTCAGCGGCAAGAATTCAAGCAGGGACATTAGATGCCTCAGTTATAATCGCCAATACAATAACTGCTTCTCAGATAGCAGTAGGAACTGTAACTGCGACTCAGATAGCTGCAAATACTATTACTGGAGATAAATTAGTAGTAGATACAATTACAGCAAGAGAAATAGCAGCTTCAACTATTACAGCTAATGAAATAGCTGGTAATACAATAACAGCTGCAAAAATGGTTGCTGGAACTATCACTGCCGCAAGTGGAATTATAGCAGATGCGACTATTACTACTGCCAAAATAGCAGATGCCAATATAACAACTGCAAAAATAGCAAATCTTGCTGTTACAAATGCACTTATTGCAGATGCTACTATAGCTAGTGCCAAAATAGCGGCTTTAGACGCTGCAAAGATTACAACAGGTTATTTAGCCGCTGCTAGAATACAAGCTGGAAGTTTAAATGCTTCTGTGTTAACGGCTGGAACAATCACCGCAGCTTTAATAGCTGCTACTGGAATTACTGCTGATAAGATTATTGGAGGAACTTTAACTCTTGGTGGTATAAATAACGCTTCTGGAATTATGACTTTAAAAGATAATACCGGCGCAGTAATGGGTACTTTTGATAATACTGGAGTAAAAATATTAGGAGGAATCTTTCAGACAAGTAAAAATATAAATGGCGGCGGTTTTGAATCAGTAGTTATACAACGAAGTTTTATCGATTGTACTTACGCCGCATCAATAGGTTTATTTACAAATCATAGTTACTTGAATAGCAATACGCTTTTAATAGAATCATATAAAACTGCTACTCCTTCTTTGCATACTTCTATTGAGGTTTATGCGGTTCAGGATGATTTTATTGGAATAGATACAATAGGTCCTGTTAATTGGAATACGAATGGTGCTGTAAAAATGGATGGAAAATATTTTGCATTATCATCAAATATTACAGCAATTTCAGTAATATCTGGAACTCCTGATTGGGGATTAATTGTTTGTGAAAATGGTTCAAGTTATGGATTTTCTATCTGGGCTTCCGATGAAAAATTAAAAGAAAATATTGTTGATAATGAAGAAGATTCCCTTTCAAAAATAATGAAAATTAATCATAAATCTTTTGACTGGAAAAAGGGAGGCCATACAAATATTGGTTATGTTTCTCAACAGTTAAAAGAAATAGATGAAGATTTTATTATGGAAATTCCTCAAGGAGATGGTTCTGTAATTCTTCAACCTAAAGAAAGTACACTTATACCAACAATTACAAAAGCTATTCAACAACAACAAGAAATCATTGAAGCACAAGGTAAAGAGATTACTGAATTGAAAAATATAGTAAAAAGCTTATTAGAGAAATAGTAGAATGAAGCAGAATAAAATAAAAATTACTATGAGTTTTTAACTCTTAACTAAACATATTGGCACGGAGGTAATTAATGGACATTTTAACAGTAATCCAAACAGTAGGTTTTCCCATAGCTTGTGTATTAGGCTTAGCAATTTATTTTAAATCGTTTATTACACAGGTTATGAATGAATCGTGCAAGCGCGAGACAACATTATTGGAAGCAAACAAAGAACTAGCAGTTGCGCTAAACAAATCAGCAGATGCAATAACAGAAGCGGCAAAAGATCATGTACTAATCAATTCCAAACTCGATGTAATTGAAACAACTGTAAACGAATTGAAAGAGAAATTATAGAAAAGGGAGAGCATTGCGCTCTCCCCTTTTTTTGTCTATTTATTATTCTTTCTTCCTCTTTTGTTTTCTGCAATTCTTTGATTAATTGATACATTTGTTTTCACTCCCAAAGTATTGAGTGGAGAAAATTTATCCATTGGTTCACGTAAATCATCACTAAACAGTCTTACATATTTTTCAGTCATAGACAGCGAACTATGGCCTAGCATACTTTGAAGTCGTAAACTATCACCACCATTCCTTATCCAGATTTTTGCACATGTATGGCGGTAAAGGTGCATACTTGTCTTATAAACCCCTCTAACGCGGTTGTACGTGCTTATAGAGTGTGTAAGAGAGTTAGGAGTTAACCAATCGCCAAATAGGGTAGAAAACAAAGGTTCATCTGGAGTACAACCAACTCTATAAGTATTGATGTATTCGCGCAAAATCGGTTCTAGTTTTCTTTCAATAGGAAGTCTTTGTCCTCTTTTATTTTTAGTTTTGTTTAGAATAAGGTAATGTTCTTCTAAATCAACATCCTGTATTCTATACCCTACTATGGTTGCGCGCCTATTACCTGTACTTAACATTAGATTGACAATAACCCAATCTCTATTTTCAACAAAATCTACAGTCTTTGGTTTTCTCATCAATTTCTTTAACTCATCATCAGTATAGGTTTCTATGACTTCCTCTTGCGGCAATTTAATGATTATAGTGTAATGGTGAATATAATCCCTATCCATTAACCAATAGAGAAATACACGAAGGTGGCGCTTGTGGAAGCATACAGAGGTTTCATTAATGTTTCTAACGGTTCTTAGCCACATAATGTATCTATCAATAAATTCTGGATTGTTGAGATAACTGATTGATATATCTATTTCGCCAAAAGCATCAATTAACCATAGGGAAAAAATATGCAACGAATTAGCATAAGTTTTCGCTGTTTCAATACTGCGCGCATTCGCAGCTTGGTAACGGTTGAATTCTAAAATTGCTCTTTGAATTGTTAAATCTTTGACTAAATCTTCATCATTTACACGTGCGATAATTTTTCTTTTTGTAACCAT